ATGCCGAATGAACAGAATTTAATACCCGGAGGATATGAGTTAACAGTCGAAGAACAGTCGAAAGGCGGTAAAAAGTCCGCCGAAGTCCGCAGACGTAAAAAGACTATGAAACAGGTAATGGACTTCCTGCTTGAACAGCCTGCCAATACCAGAGCAGACTATGAGTTCCTCGTTGAGCAGGGCATTGACCTTAACAGCCTTGACCCCGACTTCATAAATAATATGCTGCTTGTGAATGCGGCTCTTATGGCGAGGGCTAAGCAAGGGGACGTTGCGGCGGTGAAAGAGCTGCGTGACATTATCCGTGATGACGATATGCTCAAACATAAGATAAAATACGATAACGCAAGGCTCAGGCTTGAAAAACAAAAGCTTGAGCCTGTTTCTATGCCCGATAAGACGTACAGCGGTATCCCTGCGAGCCTTGTCGCTCCTGCGTTCTCGCCTGTCCTGTTCGATATCGCAGAGCAGGAACATTCCGAGTATGTTTTCCCTGGCGGACGTGGCTCGACTAAATCTTCATTCTGCGGTCTGAACGTTATCGACCTGCTGATGAAGAACGAGAATATGCACGCCTGCGTCCTGCGTTCTGTGGCGAATACTCTTAAAGACAGCGTTTATTCTCAGATACTCTGGGCAATATCTGCACTTGGTCTTGATGATGAGTTTGCCTGCACAAAGTCGCCCCTTGAGATCACACGCATTTCAACAGGACAGAAAATATACTTTCGTGGTGCTGATGATCCGCACAAGATAAAATCTATCAAGCCACCTTTTGGCTATATCGGCATTGTGTGGTTTGAGGAGCTTGACCAGTTCGGCGGTGAAGAAGCTGTGCGAACGATAGAACAGTCTGTTATAAGAGGCGGCGAGAGAGCATATAAGTTCAAGTCTTTCAACCCTCCGAAGTCAGCTCAGAACTGGGCGAATAAGTACATCAAAGTGCCGAGAACGGACAGACTCGTTACCGAAAGCACTTATCTTACTGTGCCGAAAAAGTGGCTTGGCAAACCTTTTCTTGATGACGCCGAATTTCTCAAAGAAACCAATCCCACTGCCTATGAGAACGAATATATGGGCGTTGCAAATGGTACGGGTGGCAATGTTTTCGACAACGTCCTCATAAGAGAGATAACCGACAGTGAGATAGCGCAGTTCGATAACATTTATAACGGCGTTGACTGGGGCTGGTATCCCGACCTTTACGCTTTCGTCAGAGTACATTATGCCCCTGCTCAGCACACGCTGTTCATATGGCAGGAGTACACCTGCAACAAGACAAAGAATGTTGATACCGCAAAGCATTTGCTGGAGCTTGGTATCACGGCAAATGACCTTATCACCTGCGACAGTGCAGAGAATAAGTCTGTTGAGGATTACAGAGCATACGGCTTGCTTGCAAGAGGTGCAGAGAAAGGTCCTAACAGCAGGGAATATTCATATAAGTGGCTGCAATCTCTGCGAAGTATCGTTATAGATAACAAGCGTTGTCCTGTGGCTTGCGAGGAGTTCATCAACTGCGAGTATGACAGGGATAAAGAGGGCAACGTTATAAGCGGCTATCCCGACGGCAATGACCACGTTATCGACGCCGTTCGGTATGCAATGGAAAGAGTATGGAAAAGGCGGGGTCAGTAAGCTATGGGCATTATTTCAAAAATAAGGGAGTGGATAAGCAGAATGTTTTCAAAGTCAGATATAAAGGGCGTTTACGGTATTGATATCGCCGTGACGGACAGCATGATAAGAGCTATTGACAAGTGGGATAGAATGTATGCAGGTAATGCAGCACCCAAGGGAGTTCACTCTCTGCGGCTTGAACACGCTGTTGTGAGGGAGTTTGCGAACACGGCTATCAATGAAATGACCCTGAAAGTTTCCAACGATAAGCTTGATGTCATAATGAAAAACGCCCTTGAAAACCTCAACAAAAATCTGCAAAGAGGTCTTGCAACAGGAGCAATGATAATAAAGCCGCTGGGTGCTGATAAGGTGCAGTATGTTCCACAGTCGCAATTTATTCCTGTGGAGTATGACGTGAACGGCAGACTTATAAAGGTCATTTTCCCTGAGATAAAACGCATGGGCGATAATGATTACCGCATAAGGCTTGAATATCACGCTCTGGACTATGAAAAAGGACTGACTATTACAAACAGGGCTTTTCGTTCCAATGACGGCTTGTCTTTGGGGGCAGAGATACCTCTCACGGCTGTTTCAGAGTGGGCGGGGCTTATTCCTCAGATAGCCTATCCACTTATGCTGCGACCCTCTTTCGGCTATTATGTCAACCCTATCGACAATACAGTTGACGGTTCACATTCAGGCGTATCAGTGTTCGCAGGGGCGGAAGAAGTTATAAGAAAAGCTGATATCCAATTCGGCAGGCTCGATTGGGAGTTTGAATCAGGAGAACGTGCAATAGACGTTGACGAGGCTGTGCTAAGACCTGTGACAGACCCGTTCACAGGTAAGAAACGTGCAGAAATGCCTAAGCTCAATGAACGGCTTTTCAGAGGGGTAAACGTGTCGGCTGGCACGAGCGGTGACTTTTATCACGAGTTCTCACCGCAGTTAAGACAGGCTGATTTTATCGCAGGACTTGAAGAATACAAGCGTGAGATAGAGTTTGCTGTGGGGCTGTCCTATGGGGATATCTCAAACCCTCAGACAGTTGATAAGACGGCAACGGAGATAAAGTCCTCAAAGCAGAGAAAGTTCGATACTGTCACGGCGATACAGAATAATCTCCGTGTCTGCCTCGAAGACCTGTGCTATTCGCTGGCGTTCTATAACGGGCTTACTCAAAGCGGTTATGAGCTGTCTGTGAACTTCGAGGACAGCATCCTTGCTGATGATGAAACAAAGCGTGCAAGCGACCGTCAGGACGTTTCTATGGGCATTATGCCACTGTGGGAATACCGAATGAAATGGTATGGTGAGGATGAGGAAACGGCTAAGAAAATGACCTCAGACAGCACCGCAGAGGTGATAGAATAATGCTCAAAGCAAGCGAGATAGAGCGAGTTTCAATGGTGCTTGACAAGCCCCTGCGTGACCTTGAAATGCAGATAATGGAGGATATTGTCCGCAGGATAAAGATAAACGGCGAGATAACACGTTCGGCGGATTGGCAGATATACAGGCTTCACGAGCTTGGAATGAGCAAGCGTGAGATAAAGAAAGCCATAGCCGATAACCTTGACCTCTCCCAAACTGAGATAAAAGAGCTGTACAATGATATCCTGCAAAAAGGCTATGAATGGGACGATAGCATATACAAGACCAAAGGCAAGGCACGGATACCCCTTGAAGAAAATGAGGGCCTGCAAAGGCTGCTGTCGGCTGTATCGGAGCAGACTTCGGGGGAGCTTAAAAACATATCTCAGTCACTCGGATTTGCAGTAAAACAGCCTGACGGCAAGCTGAAATTCACGCAGGCGGCTGACTTTTATCAGCAGAGCCTTGATAACGCCATAATGGGCATAGCAAACGGAGCGTTCGATTACAATACGGTCATAAAGAAAGTTATTTCGGATATGACAAACTCAGGTCTTCGCACTGTGGACTATGCCACAGGCTGGAGCAACAGAGCAGACGTAGCCGCAAGGCGTTCGGTAATGACAGGGCTTTCACAGCTAACCGCAAAAATGAATGAGGACAACGCCAAAGAGCTTGGCACAGACTATTTTGAAGTCACCTGGCACAGCGGGGCAAGACCTTCTCACCAAGAATGGCAGGGCAAGGTCTACAGCAAAAAAGAGCTTGAAACTATCTGCGGTCTTGGTACTGTGACAGGTCTGTGCGGTGCGAATTGCTATCACGATTATTACCCCTTTATCCCCGGCATATCTGAGCGTTCCTATACAGACGAGGAGCTTGCGCAGATGAATGCAGAGGAGAACAAGCCTGTTAAATACGGCGATAAAGAGTACACAAAGTATGAAGCTTTACAGCGACAAAGAAAGCTTGAGACTGCAATGAGAGCCCAGCGGCAGAAGATACATCTTCTTGAAGAGGCAGGTGCTGATGAGGAGGATATCATCAACGCACGCTGTAAATATCGTGGCACTTCCCAGGAGTATACAAGGTTTTCAAAAGCAATGGGTCTGCCTCAGCAGAGAGAGCGTGTGAACGTCGACGGACTGGGGAATATGGGGGTGGGGAAAACCAAGATAGACTTGACGCAAAAAGATTATAGTGATATAATTGATATGAAAGGTAAGATGTCTGATATAGACGTGCGAAAGTGGTACAGACACCATAACAAAAATATCCCTCAGCTTATCGACAAAAGCAAGTCTATTGAAGAACAGGCAAGACAAGCTTGTGAACTGCGTAACAAATATCGCTTTCAGGCAAGAGAGTTAATGGAAGATCAAAAAGCTCGTAAAACCCTTGACCAGACCGAACCTATCATTTCTTTTGAAGACTTGGTATCAAATAAAATGGTACGAAAAAACATGAGCAGAGAAGAAGCTGTAGCAGACACTTTGAAGACCGCTGTAAAAACACGAAGATCAGTAGATAAAAGGTATGGATTGGATGATAAGCAATGAAAAAATATGAATACAATATTTGCACGGCTGCGGACAAAGAAATTTTTGAAAAGCAATGTGCAGCATTGGAAAAGCATATCCCAGGCATTGAACGGTCCGATATGCTGACAGATGTTGACGGCTCACAAACGCAGATATACACATTAAACGGAAAGAAGATAATCGTACACAACAGTTATTATATTGACGCTGTGTACATTGATTCAGAAGTTGAACTTACAGAGTATTTCAAATGATAACTTTACCGCTTGACTAATGTCGGGCGGTATTTTTATACCCAAAATCAGAAAGGACGGATAAATATGAATTTCGGACAGGCAATTGAAGAAGCAAAGAGAGGTAAGAAAATAGCAAGAAAAGGTTGGAATGGCAAAGGACAGTATGTTGAGCTTGCCACTAATGCTAGTTATAAATCACCTAATGGTACTGTGACAAACGTAGACCATAAGGATATGGGCAATAAAGCATTAGCGTTTGTGGGAACTTCTGGCGTACAACTTGGCTGGCTTGCAAGTCAAGCAGATATGTTGTCGGAAGATTGGCAGACAATAGACTAATCAAACATCGGAACTAAGCACCTTAACGGGTGCTTTTTTCATACCATTTCGTCCTTGATATGACGTTAAACTGTCAGACTTTCACACCGCAGACAGAGCGGTATATAAGCTATGTAGAAAGGACAAACATATGAAAAACATTTTTGAGATCCTTGCCGCTCTGGGTATCGTTATCCCTGAGGACAAGAAACAGGACATCACAAAACAGGTGGCAGAGAATTATAAGACTGTGGCTGAGTTTGAAAAGGTGAAAAGCCGCCTTGAGGTGGAGCGTGATAACTATAAGGACAGCCTTGATACCGCACAGAACTCTCTCAAAGAATTTGAGGGCGTGGACGTCAAGGAGCTTAACGGCAAAGTCGCACAGCTCACCGCTGACCTTGCTAAGAAAGATACCGAGTATCAGGCGAAGATATCTGATATGGAGTTTGACGCTACCCTTGATAACGCTATCTCGGCAAGCAAGGCAAGAAACGTCAAGGCTCTTAAAGCTTTGCTTGATGTGGAAACTCTCAAAGCTTCCAAAAATCAGGCTGAGGATATCAAGACGGCTATCGAGAACGTGAAGAAAGATAACGATTATCTTTTTGAAAGCTCCGAGCCTATCAAGAACCCGGTTGCTCCCACAGGGACGCCTGCCGCAGGTGAAGTAAGCAAGGAAACCTTTGCAAAAATGGGGTATATGCAGAGGCTGAAACTTAAACGAACAGACCCCGAAAAATACGAACAGTTGAAAGGATAGGATATTATGAAAATGACAAATGGCATTAGAATTTCTATGCAGTATTTCGCAGAGCAGACAAAGATCACCGACCTTATCGATCCTGAGGTAATGAGTGATATGATCGACGCAAAGATAGAGTCGAAGATAACTGTATCTCCCTTTGCGAAGATAGACAGAACACTCGTTGGCGTGCCCGGAGACACTATCACAGTGCCGCAGTATAAGTATATCGGCGACGCAGTTGATGTTGCAGAGGGCGTTGAAGCCGAAACTGTCAAGCTTGAAACAGACTCCACTCAGGCTAAGGTAAAGAAAGCCATGAAAGCGGTGGAGATAACTGATGAAGCGCTTCTCAGCGGCTATGGAAACCCTGCAGGTCAGGCGACTTCACAGCTTGCAATGTCTATCGCTTCTAAGGTGGACGCAGACAGCATGGACGCACTTATGAAAGCCCAGCTTATCTATGACGGCTCGGCTTCTGCTATCTCTTACAGCGGCATTGTTGACGCTGTTGACAAGTTCAATGAGGAGCTGAACACCGAAAAGGCTATGTTTATTAACCCTCATCAGAACTCACAGCTCAGAAAGGACCCGAACTTCATTTCAGCAGATAAGTATGACGGCAATGTGGTCATGACAGGCGAGATAGGCAAAATAGCGAACTGCCGTATCGTTCCGTCAAAGAAAGTTTCACTTAACGAGGCTATCCCGGAACAGTATGTGAGAGTTGACAGCGATGCAGAGGGTGCAAAGGAAGTCGTTGCGGACAGCACAGCTTCACCAACTGCTTCACAGATAAAGCTCGGCTCAGTAACGCCTTGTGCAGATGGCTATGCTCCAAAGGTGGGTGACTATGTTGTAAAGAACGCCGCTGTCAAGGCTGGCACTTTCTACATATGCCCTATCATCAAGCTCAACGCTGATACTGAAACAGAGGACGAAACATCAGCTCTGACTATCTACCTCAAGCGTGACACCAACGTTGAACCAGAGAGAAAAAGCACAAAGCGCTGCACAGTTATATCTGCTGACAAGCATTACACTGTGGCTATCTCAGACCAGTCAAAGGTAGTGCTTGCAAGATTCAAGAAGTAAAGAGGTGCGGCAGTATGAAAGCATATGCAAGCGAGAGCTATTATATAGGCGTTTATCTTTGCGGCAAAGAGCCTGACATATCTGCCGCTTTTAACTTCTATGCAATGCAAGCCACAAGCCTCATGAAGCGATATACCCTTGACAACGTTGACGAGAACGATATTCCCGAAGAAGTGAAAATGTGCTGCTGCGAACTTGCGGAGCATATCTTCAAGGCAGAGCAGGAGGGTGGCACTCAGGGGGTATCTTCCGAAAGCGTTGGGGGCTGGTCAAAGTCATATGAAAGCTCAGATATCCGCAGGCAGAATGCTGACAGAGCCGTTCACGATATCGTGTACAAATGGCTCGGCGGAACAGGGCTGCTTTACAGAGGGGTGAGATAAATGCTTGCAAACAACGATTGTACAGTGTATCTTTTCGACAAGCAGACAGAGGGATTTGTGCGGAAGTATGCAGAGAAAGTTTACTGGTGTGAGAATAAGTCGGGAAGTATCGTGAAAAGCGGTATGCAGACCTCAGACAGCACAAGGGTGTATTTCTATGATGATAATGCACCGAAAACCCCTGCAAAGGATATGCTTGTGAGAGGAAAATGCGAGTTTGAGTTCGATAATCAAACGCCGCAGAGCATATCTGAGAGCATGAAAATCTTCCGTGCGGAGTATGACTTTGTTACGGTAATGAGCATTGATGATTATATGTTCGGCGGTCTGCCACATATGGAGGTGAGCGTAAAATGAAGATAGGTCAGCCTATGGACAGCAGGGCTATCACTTGGGATAAGTCCTTTGCAGGCAAGTATTCAGAACGCTTTGATAAGGCTCAAAAGTTCATTGACGCTGAGTGCATAAGGCATATGGTGAAGTATACACCTACCCTCAGCACTAATCTGAGAAAGTCTGCCACGAGAGGCACAAAAATAGGCAGCGGCAAGATACAGTATCTTGCACCTTACGCACGCTATCAGTATTACGGCAAGCTTATGGTATCCTCTGTTACAGGCTCGTCTTACGCCCGACATGGAGAAAAGAAAGTGCTGACGGACAAAGACCTTGTTTACAGCACTTTTAAAGAGCCACTTGCCGGTAAGCTTTGGTTTGAGCGAATGAAAGCCGACAAGAAACAGCAAATACTCAGAGGAGCGGCGGCGATAATGGGAGGCAAAGCGAAATGAACATAATCGAGCTTGTGAAAGATATCTTGCAGCAATTCCCGAAAATATCGGAGGTTTGCAACGATATCCATATCGACTTTACCGACGATACGCCAACAAATTACGGCTTGTCCTCAACAGGCGACAGCCTTATAAGCTCTGATATTCTGGGTGGTCAGACAAGACAGCACAACTTCATTCTCTATGCTGTGTATCAGTCTATGAACGACTTTGACAGAATGTCAAACAGCGGCGTATTGCTTGAATTGCAGATGTGGCTTGAAAGCTATGCAGACAAGCACCGAGATACCACGTTCACTACCATAACAGAGGACGAGGAAAGGACAGGCGTTCTTGAAAAGCTCACCTGTGCAAACGGAATGATATATGCAATACCAAATGAAAACACAAACGATACTGTGCAGTATCAATTGCAGATAGCGGCACAGTATCAGATATAAAAGGAGGAAAACATATGCCTGATTATTCATACAAGAGCGGAAAGCTCAACAGAAGCCATCTTCTGCATTATCTTGACACTACATTCGCAGCGGTCGCCTCATCACCAAGCTGGTATCTTCTCGGCAAGGACGTTGAGGACGCAAGTGTGGCACTCAACCCTGACACTTCCACAAAGAAGAATATCCTTGATGAAACCACAGTTGAGGACAACGGCTATGAGCCTGAGTTCGACCTTGACACATTCTATGCAAAGCCCGGTGACGCACTTTACGAAAAGCTCAAGGATATCATGATGAATCGTCTTACCGGTGACGCCTGCAAGACAAGCGTGCTTGAAGTCATCGTTGACAAGACCACAGGTGCGTATGACGCATGGACGGAAGATATCATAGTCAAGCCGCAGTCTTATGGCGGACCACAGGGGGGCGTAAATATCCCGTTCAACTGCACCTTTGCAGGAAACAGAGTGAAAGGCTCTGTCACCTTTGCGGCAGGCGTGCCAACGTTTGCAAAGGCTACGGAAGAATAAATTATATGACAAACATATGAAAGCACTTCGTTCAGAGCGGAGTGCTTTCTGTTTGCCATAATACAGAAAGGATGATAAAAATGTCAATGCAGTCAATAGATTTTAACGGCGGCAATTACAAAGAGTACGCTATAAACGGCGATGAGAACAGAGTGATAAGGATAAACGTGTCAGACGTTGGTATCATCACAAGGATACAGGACGCTATGAGCAAGGCTGACAATATCGCAGAAGAAGTGTCAGAGCGTGAGAAAAAAGAGGACAGAACTCAGCTTCTCAAAGAGTATGACCAGCGTGCAAGAGAAATGGTCAATGACATATTTGAAAGCGATGTGTGTACGGCGGCGCTCGGAAGCGTGAACGTGTTCTCTGTGGCTTCAAACGGCAAGCCTGTGCTTGTGAACTTCCTTGAAGCACTTCTTGCGGTGGTGGTGCAGGAGATAAAGTCAGCACAGACTGCGGCTCAGATAAAGCTCGAAGAAAAGGTGGAGAAGTACACCGCACCTGTTATCGCTCAGCCTGCGGTCAACGTGGCGGAGCTTTCCGACGAGGACAAAAAGGCTCTGCTCAGGGAGCTGCTGAAATGATAGGCAGTTTGCCAACAGCCCTTGAAATAGACGGCAAAGAGTATGCCATACGCTCAGATTTTCGGGTAATCCTGCGGATCTATTCAGCCTTTGCAGACCCCGAACTTGACGAGCGTGAAAAGTGCTATGTGTGTCTTAAATGCCTTTACGCTGAGGATATTCCACGAGAACATTTGCAGGAGGCTGTTGACAAGGCTTATTGGTTTGTGGGCGGTGGAGATGTTCCGCAGGAGAGCGTTCAGCCTGCAAAGACTATTGACTGGGAGCAGGACGAGAGTATTATTTTTCCTGCGGTGAACAAGGCGGCAGGCTTTGAAACGAGGACGGTAAAATATCTTCATTGGTGGACTTTTCTTGGCTATTTCAACGAGATAGGCGAGGGGCTTTTTTCGTCTGTTATAGGCATACGGCAAAAGCTTAACAAGGACAAAAAGCTTGAAAAATACGAGCAGGAATTTTACAGAAACCACCGCAATATGATAGACCTTAAACGAAAGCTCTCAGCAGAAGAGCAGAGGGCTGAAAACGAGGACAAAGAGTTTCTGAAACAGCTGACGGGAGGTGAATGACAATGGCTGACGGGTGTTTGAATTTTGACACCAACATAAACAAAGAGGGCTTTGAAAAGGGCTTGAAAAGCCTTTCTGATATGGTGGGGGATATCAAGCCAAAGCTTAAAAGCCTTGCAATGGCTGTGACAGCTGCATTCTCCGTCAAGAAGCTTGTGGACTTCGGCAGGCAATCCATAGAAACAGCCTCAGACCTTGCGGAAGTTCAGAACGTTGTTGATACGGCTTTCGGAGAGTCCAAGCAGAAAATGGAGGACTTCGCTGACACTGCTGTAAAAACCTATGGTATTTCAAAGCTTACTGCCAAACAAACAGGTTCAAACTTCATGGCAATGGCGGCAGGAATGGGGCTTGCCAATGACAGTGCAAGCGATATGGCTATGGCTCTTACAGGGCTGTCGGCGGATATGGCTTCGTTTTATAACGTTGGTCAGGACGTAGCAAGCACGGCTCTGAAATCAATTTTTACAGGGGAAACTGAGACCCTCAAACAGTTCGGTATCGTTATGACGGACGCCAATTTGCAGGCGTATGCACTTTCAAAGGGTATAACGAAGTCAACTGCCGATATGTCGCAGGCTGAAAAAGTTCAACTGAGATACAACTACGTTATGTCACAGACGGCTCTTGCACAGGGTGACTTTGCAAAGACTTCTGACAGCTGGGCGAACCAGACAAGAATACTTTCTGAACAATGGAAAGAGTTCGGAGCGACTATCGGCACTGTGCTGATGAACGTTCTTCTGCCTGCTGTCAAGGCGATCAATAGCGTGCTTTCGCAGCTTATAGCTTTGGCACAGGGGGCAGCGAGGTCACTTTCAGAGGCGTTCGGTTTTGAACTAAGCAACAGTGCAGACGAGGCTCAAAGCATAGTGAAAAGCACCTCTCAGGTAGCGGATAATTACAGCGATATAGCCGACAATGCACAACAGACTCAAGAGGCACAGGAAGGCTCACTTGCAAGCTTTGACCAGATGAACAAGCTGAATGATGAGAGCAAGTCAGACAGCACTGGGGTCAGCGGAGCTGGGGATATAATGCAGCCTTCCGGGACTAGCGTTGAGGTGGATACGGGTAAGGCAGATAAAAAGCTGTCTGACTTTTTCAAATCAGTAAGAACTCAGTTTGAAAAGTTTGCAGACTATCTTGATAAGAATTTTAAGCCTATTTTCGCTGATATATGGAGCGGACTTGAAAGAGAGAGCATTGAACTTGCTCAGATACTCGGCGGAGTTTTCAGTGATATAATGTCGCTTTCCGAACCGCTCAAAGCTTATTTTATAAACGATTTTACACCGCTTATGCAGACCGCTTTCAGCACGCTTGGCAAGATAGGCATAGGACTTTTTGACAGCTTCAACAAGGTGTTTTCTGATATCTGGAATGTGGCAGTGTTCCCTATACTGCAAAACTTTCTCACTGTAGGATTACCCCTAATGGCGGATTTTGGCACGCAGACATGGAACACGCTAGGCGTACTGTTTGACAACATAAAAGAGATCTTCGATACCTTGTGGAACGGCGTTGCACAGCCTGTGTTGAACGCCTTGAAAACACTGTGGAGCGATACTTGGCAGAGCATTTCAGACTTTTGGAACGAGTGGGGACAGCCTATATTTGACGGCATAAACGAGGGTATAGCCACCACAAAGAACATATTTCTCAACCTGTGGGAAACGGTCTTGAAACCTGTGTTTGACAAGCTCATGGACGTTGCTGACAGCGTTTGGACGGAGCACTTGAAACCTCTGCTTGATGAGTTCCTCGACTTTGTTGGAACACTTATCACAAGCGTTCTGAGCATTTACAACAAAGCCATAGCACCTGTTGTGAACTGGCTTGTGAGCATACTTGGACCGATAGTCAGCAGTGTGCTTGGCAAGATAATAAAGACAGTAGGCAATGTCATAAGCAATATAATTGACGCCGTGAAGAACATCATTTCAGCACTTAAAGGCGTTGTGCTGTTCATAGCGGGAGTGTTCACCGGTGATTGGAAAAAAGCTTGGCAGGGTGTAAAGAAGATCTTCAAAGGCGTATGGGACGCTCTTGTTGACATAGCAAAAACACCTATTAATTTGATAATCGGGCTTATAAATGGTCTGACAGGTGCAGTTGAGGACGCTTTGAATTGGATAATCGACGGCATAAACGAGCTGAGCTTCACGACGCCTGATTGGCTTCCCGGTGATCTTGGCGGTCAGACATTTGGCTTTGACCTAAGCCAAATTGATATCCCCGAAATACCCAAACTTGCCCAAGGTGCAGTAATACCGCCGAATTCTGAATTCCTTGCAGTTCTGGGCGATCAGAAGCGTGGCACGAATATCGAGGCACCGCTGGATACTATCACACAGGCTGTTTTGCAGGCTCTTGTGTCTTACGGCGGAGCAGGCGGAAATCAGAAGATAAGCGTTACTATACCGCTTACGCTCAATGGCAGGACTATCACACAGATAGTTATTGATGATATCAACGACTATATCAAGCGCAACGGCAGGTCGCCCATAAGGGCATAGGAGGTGCAGAAAATGAAAAGCAGAGGACTTATATTCGGCAGCGAAAGGGTCGCCACACCTGCGGAAGTGAGCTTTACAAACAACAAAATATGGTCGAACAATGCAGGGCGGACGGCTAACTGTAAAATGGTGGGCGACATAAGAGCTATAAAGAAAACTGTCACGCTGAAATGGTATCATCTCACAGGTGAGGAGACGGCAAAGCTCAATGAGTACATCTCCAACGTTGACAGTCCGTTTTTCAGTATCACGCTCCTTGATGAGACATTTCAGGAAAGCACTTTTGACGTTTATGCAGGCGACCCAACTTATGAAGTTTTCGGCTGGGACGAAAAGCGGCAGTTTTGCAAAGGCGTTGCTGTTGACCTTATCATGCAGTAGGAGGCGGATATATGTATACAACAAGTACAACCGTCTCCTCACGCATCGAAAGCTACTGCCGCACATGGCGTATGTGGCTTGAAAACGACGAGAGCGTAATAATGGGGGACAACATAATGTCCGCTACCAGTGACGTGCAGTCAACGAGCCTCAGTGACGACATAGAGCTTGGTGCAGTGTGCTCACAGTCTTGGGCATTACAGATAAACGATGCTGAAGCACGTTTCCTCGGCAACGAGTATGACCTTTCCTTGTACCTTGCGGACCTCACAGGCGTGACCACCTACTCCACCCTAGAAGCCTACACCTACGCTGAGCTTTCAAAGCTGACAGTTGAGCAGATAAGCAAGCTTGGAGAAGTGCTTGACGGAGAGAGAATACCCCTGGGGCGGTTTACTTGTGTCAAATCAAAAAAGTCGGGCGGAAATACTGAGGTCACTTTTGCGGATAGGCTGTATTTTTCGGACAAGACCTATGTGCCAAAGGTCAAGCTACCTGCGTGGTCGAAGACTGTTGAGGATGACATATGCAAGCAGCTTGGACTGCAAAACGGCAACGACTACACCATCCCTGCAAAGCTGCGTGTAAAGGGCGGGGCAAGGCTCTATGGCAAGGGGCATATACGCCTAAAGACCGCAAACTTCGACTTCAAAATAAGCTCTATACCCAAAGACACCACAATGCGGCAGATGCTCAGCTACATCGCCTCGGCACAAGGCGAGTTCGGTTTTGTTGACCGATACGGCAGATACGTCCGCAAATGGTACGGCTCGAGCGTGAAGATACTGGACAACAACACTATCGACCTGCCAACGCTGGGGGAACGTCCGAATGTTTTGGCAGGCATTGTCTGCAAGGTCAGCGACAGCGAAACTCTGCGGCTGGGCAACACCACAGGCTCGGCAGGGCGTGTGCTGGAGTTTGAAAATCCGTATATGACAATGTCGCTGCTGCGGTCATTGTGGCATAGGATAGGCGGCTTTTCCTGGTATACAACAGAGCTTTTTCACCGCCTTGGCGACCCACGATTTGACGTCGGTGACGTGATAACATACGTCAGCGAAAGCGGTGAAAGCTACGATATACCAATAACCAATTTAGGATTTAACTTTGACGGCGGACTTTCAGCAGACATTTCTGCGGTGGGTCTGTCGGTGGAAGAACAGCTTTAAGGGGGCGAGATAATGGACGAAAATGAGATAACAACTGTGGCTGATACGCAGGCGGAGAATACTGCCGATACAGCGGACACAGGTCAGACAACACCCACCACCGAGGAGCTTATCCAGCAGCTCACGGCGAGGGTGGCAGCTCTTGAAGAAATAGTGGGCGAGGAGGAGTATGAGCTGCGGTACTCGGGCGAACAGACGGACGAGCTTTTAGACGGCGGTACAGCGGTGTTTCGTGCAAAGACAGCGGCGCAGATAGTAAGCCTTGTGAACAGGCTCTACCCACTGTATATGCGGTGGGGGTCTTTCACGGTGAATATGAAGGTCAACGCTGACAACGGTTCCCAGTGGTCATACAATACACGCACAGGAATGATACCCTCGGGGGTCACTAACCCTGCGGTGTTTATGGTGTGCGACTGGGGCAAAAAGCACTTCAAGTCGCAGAGTTTTCAATACAAAGTCGCAAGCAACGGCAGGGACATCGACTGGGAGGCATACCTTGAACACACCTCAGACCAGGGCGGCACATACGTTTTCAAGGTGTACTATCTCATAGTCGGCAAAAATGCGGAAGGGGGAAGTATAGTTGGCTAGTTTCACGGAAAATCTCGGGCTTAAAAAGCCCGATAGGACGGACAGGTTCAGCATCGAGGACTTCAACGGCAATATGGATATTATCGACACTATACCCGATATGGTGAGCGGACAGAGCCTTGTGGGTGTGTCAGTGGGAGAAGCGTACGGAAATATAGGTATAACAGGCATAGCGGAGGCGGTCGAAGATGAAAATATATGAGGGAACAGACGGACTGAGAGGGCTGATAACAAAGCTTATCGAGGTCTATGACTTTAAGAAAGTTGTGTTCGAGGGCGATAATGCAAGTATTGATACCAAAGATACCACCTTTCAGCTTTGGGTAACAGATGAACTGTTTTTAAGAGGTCAGTTTGCTGATACAAGTAGAAGTTTTGGTTGGTGTGACCTAAGAACAGAAGCATTGACTTGTCCTTGTGTGAGCACTGCACCTAACATTGGAGACCCAAGAAGATGGATTATTTATAAGCAAAGTGATTTAGTAGCTATTGGAATAGACGGTAATACCGCTAGTAGACCTGGTATAAATATAATAATTGGTGAAGTAACTAACTATGAAACAGGAGAAACCGAAATAGGAATGGCCACAAGTTGTGCTGATAATAATATTCGCTTATATACAGTATTCACTGATGGGGTTACTATTAAATCTACTCCTTATAGATATTTTTGTCAGCAGAAATCGGTGACTTCACTTGCTCCTGTAGTTTCTACTGATTTAAACAAAGGTTTTACAAATGTGTATCATATACTTTCTCATATACAGGGTATATCAGATAGCTATAATAGCAGTGACTATGCTGTACCTACGCAAACTATACTGCTCAATAATAAGAAATATCTGTTAAGCAGATTTGCTTTTGAGATAAAGGAGTGAGCAAGATATGAAACAGAAATTTGCAAAGCTTATAGACGTCAAGTCTATTGTTACGATACTGCTGACGGCAGTGTTCTGCGTGTTGGCACTTCGACGCACGATCTCAGCAGAGCAGTTCATCACGGTGTTTACGGTGGTGATCTCGTTCTATTTCGGCACGCAGTCAGCCAAAAGAAAGTCAGGTGATGACGAGTGACGGAAGCAATTATCGTTGCACTGATAACAGCGGCTTCGGCGGTAGTGTGTCAGCTCGTTATAGCATCTAACAGTCGTAAGACTATGCAACAGGCGCAGTATGATAGCCAAAAACTCATTGAGTACAAGATAGACAAGCTGTCTGAGCGTGTGGACAAGCACAATTCCGTTATCGCACGGACGTACAAGCTGGAGCAGGACTATGCTTTGATTGATGAGAAAATCAAGGTGGCTAATCATAGAATTGACGATTTGGAAAGGAAGTAATTTTTATGGCAAAGACATTCAAGGGTATTGACGTTTCACAGTATCAGCAGAACATTGACTTCAAGAAGGTCAAGGCTTCGGGGGTCGATTTCGTTATCATTCGTGCAGGCTATGGCAAGTACGCTAATCAGAAAGACCCATATTTCGAGAGGCACTACAAGGCTGCTAAAGCGGCAGGGCTGAAAGTCGGTGCTTACTGGTACAGCTATGCGGCGAGCGTCGAGGACGCAAAGGCAGAGGCTCAGACCTGTATCAACGCTATCAAGGGCAAAACGTTTGAGTATCCGATATACTTCGACCTTGAAGAGCGTTCACAGTTCGCAAAGGGCAGAGCATTTTGCAACAGCCTTGTCAAGACTTTCTGCAATGCACTTGAACACGCAGGCTACTGGGCAGGACTGTATATCAGCCGTTCGCCTTTACAGCAGTACATATCTGCCTACGTCGCTAAGAGATACGCTCTGTGGGTCGCTGAGTACGGCTCACGTTGCAACTACGGCAGAACATATGGTATGTGGCAGTACACAAGCAGTGGCAAGGTCAGCGGTATCAGCGGCAATGTTGATATGGATATCTGCTATGTGGACTATCCTGCAAAGATCAAGGCGGCAGGGCTGAACGGCTTCAAGAAGCAGGCTATCAGACCGACTAACAAGCCGACTACAAGCTCCACCAAGAAGACAGTGACTTATACTGTAAAGCGTGGAGACACGCTCTCAGGTATCGCACGGCGCTACAAGACTACTGTTGCGAAGCTTGTCAAGAACAATGGTATCAAGAACCCGAACATTATTTATGCAGGGCAGAAAATAAAGATTAAGTAGGTAGTAAGACAGCCGACAGGGATTATTCCTTGTCGGCTGTTTTTGTTGTAGATTCATCAATTAGTTTATTGATATTAATTGGTGGAATTATTACTGGCGTCATTTCTGGCTGTGAGGTGAGCAATGTCACTTCGCTACGAATATATGGGAACAAGATTGAGATTGTATTATTCTTTTTAAGCCTTTCTTTCATTAATGCGTCCTCGCAAACTATGTTGAATTTTCCCTCTAAAGAAATACTCATTTCAAATATAGACGTCGACAATTTAAAATTGAGTTCAACAGTAAAATTATCAACATCTATGTCTACTATTTTTCGGGTAAGTTCGCAATCATCAATGACACTATCCGTGCTATCACGTCTTTTGAATGATAATTCATTAAAGTGAATGCCATTTAGTTTTAAAATGCTGGTAGTGCTTTCTTTTAATTTCATAAAAAAACTCCTTTATTATGCCGCTATACAGCAAAAATCATAATCAGATCCATAAAAATAAGACATTTTTTCCTCAGCAGAATTCATATAAAAAGAACTTAAGTCAAGTTTTACTGGTGTTCCATCCTCGTCGCAATATCCTACACCAGCCATTGCCTTATCATCAACATCAATAATATCAGCACCATTTTGCCTTGCAATTTCTAAAATTTGTTCAATCGTTAACATATTCCATCGACCTCACTATCATAGATTAACACATCAACTATACACTCTAACTTATATACACAAATTTGTTTCTCACTATATTCCATATACGAACCATGACTTAATGAATGTCTGTTTTGTTTTGTATCAAGTAATGGAGAGGCTTTATGAAATGTACGCATTGCTAATCCCAAATCATTTTCTTTTGCATACAGATCATGATAAAAACAATCAATTCTCTTTTCAATCTTTTGCTTAAATTTTTTATCGCATTTATTTAAGCCCTTACCAAAAGATGTAAACTTACGTGATTGAGAAATTTTTTTATCATAATTCTCTATGGCCTCATTGTATTTTTGTGTCTCGCCCGGTAAGTCAAAATCAGCTATTTTGTAGGAATCAGTACAAATCTTAACTTGTAATACAACATCTGTCGACTTTGAATCATGGAAAGCACGACATTTCCTTTTTGCCCAATTATCAGCATACAAAAAATTATCGAAAAAATATACACCATGCCCTAACCAATGATCATGAGTTGTTGATATTTGTGGTAACTTAAATCCATCTTCCAAAATTTTATTTGAATACTTTGAAAGTGTACCATGATAAGCTATTAACGTTTTGTTAAGCAT